GGATTGGCTCTAGCAGCAAGTCTTACAAGAAGTTTTAGTATTTTTTCGGGCTTGAAAACTTTGTTAAAAAACCCTCGCAGCCCTGACATTATCTTTTTGCCTATACCTGCGAATAGACCACCTAGGGTTTTAGCACCAAACATAGCAGCGATAGCACCGCCAAGACCAGTGAGAAACCCACCCTTCTTTTCGGGTGGTTTATCTGAAGCCCCTGAAGCCCCAGCCCGACCGCCAGAAGTAATAGTGGCCGGATTAACGTCCTTGGAGGCCAATAAATCTGCCCTAGCTTGTCGAGCCATCGATTCTTTCATCGTTTCGACGAATTTTGACATTATCATTTTAAGACTAGATATATTGCTTATAACAATGTTAAGAGAGGTAGTGTTCGAACTACGAGTCAACTGCTCTTCAATTCTCATCGTGGCGATTACGTCATTTAATGTTGCTTCGGCCATTTTCTTCTATTTTCCTATTGACTTTTTTCTCAAACATATGTATAATAGCGTTATAGCTAATGATGTTTAGAATAAGCTTATTTCTTAACAGGTGTTGATGGTTTTCCTGTTGGCTTACTGCCCTTCTTATCACTGTATGCATTAGCACCAAAGTAGGCAGCAACAAGCGCAGAGATTGCTACGAAGTATGTTGGAGCAATGTTACCAATAATCACTGCTGCTTTGTCAACGCCAAATAACGAAGTGAAGAAGATACTAAACGGATAGAGAAGCATTCCGAATAAAGCAAACCAAGTCATTTGCCTCATAGCATCTCTACGAGCATCAGCGTCTTCTAACTCTTTACGCTTGAACTCAAGATACATATCCATCTCTTCTGATGATACATGCCCGTCACCATTCGCATCAATACCAGGCAAAGCTGATGCGTCAATGGTGACGGTGTTCGTTTCTTCCTCAGACACTCGACTTTATCCTTGTTGTTGTTTTGCATTTTGTTCTTCAATATGATCAATAAGCATTTCAACATATAAGTCACGTTCAAAAGGTATTAAATTTTCAATCTCAGTTATAGAATATTTATGATGTTGGACTAGAGAAAAGATGACCTTATAATAATTCGAGATACTATTATGGGTCATCATCAAGTAAAAAAACTTTGCATACCTTCGAGTGTTTTCGTTACTTCTGTTCCATCTTCTCTCGTATAAGATATATCATGAGATAGTTTAGGCATTAAATAAAAATAATCTTCAATGCTTCTCATATTTTTAGATGATAATGAATTGATGAATTCTTCTTGTTCTTTTTTCGTATGATCTTTCATAAGAATTACATCATCTCCAACCAAAATTTGATCAATACATTCAATCAAAATGCTGTTCATCTTTTGGTCATCTGTCTTCTTATCGAACTTTTTTACTGTACTATAGTTTGGGTCTTTCATAATCAATACAACATTACCGCTCAGTTCGATAATGTTAGTTCTTTCTTGTTCTTTTATTTTGATATCATCAAGGTTAATGCTAATTTCATATTCGTTGTTGTCTTCGTCATCCGTAATTTTAAGTTCAATAACGTTATTAACAGATTTAGCTCTAAGATTTAAAAACAAATATTCAATCTCGTATGGTGCTAGAGTCTGCATATCAATATCATTCATAATACAATTGGTTAAAATTTGTTCAACCGCATTAGCGATATCATCTTCTTCGCCACTCTGAGATGCCATTAGAAGAATCTTTTCTTCCTTAACAGTAAACGGACGATACTTGATAGTTTCTTTTGTAGACGGTAATTCAAGCATAAATGTAGGGGCATCAATTTTAGGTAAAGCCATATTTTAAATCACTCCATTAAATTAAAGTATTCCGAGACCTCTTCCTAGAGTTCGAAGTGTTGTTCCTTGATTAATCAAATCTTGTATAGTTCGAGGTATATTAATCGTATTTATTACGCCTGCAATAGATGCTGCTTGCGCAATTCGAGTGAATAGGCCTACAGGTGTTCTAGGTTTAGTGAAATCAGAACTGTCTGCTGTCGTTCTTGATATCACAATATCAGTATATGTAAATTCAACAGGAAGCTGAATGACAGCATCGTTCATCTCCCATCCCATTGCTACAGCACCAATTTGTGTTGGATAGGCTTCTGATAAATTATATACGATTTTCTCTGAGCTATCTTGATCATATCCGATAATTTCTATAGTGCAAGCATAATCTTCTTTGTATCCAATTTGCCTATAACCTCTGTTATTGAAAATTTCGCCACCATCTTGTACGATGAAGTTTAACCACCGTTGAAAGAACCCCATCATAAGATAGTTAGAATCACAAAAGAAACTTGTTGTAAAAGAATCATTCGTCCTTGAAATTGGCATTTTGTTTACTTGACCAAATGCATATGGTTTATAATCAACTGTCTTGATAGTCTTCCCAGGTAAAGATGTTGTGTTACAGAAGAACGTTAATTGTTCCATTGTGGGAAAAGCATCACCAACACCAGCAAATACCCTAGAAGGTGGTGTAATTCTTACGATGAACTTGTTTGGCGAAGCAAGTCCCCCAAACTTAGAGTTCGATATTTGCGCTCTGAAATCTGCTACGTTAAATGCCATTATTAACTTCCTCTAAGCATTGCTCTGGAGTCTTTGTAGACCTGACCTTTTTTGATACGACTTTTGTTTTCATAAAATCTTTCTAGTGGTAGAAACAGCGCTATGTCCCATTCAGATGGATTGATATAGACCATTTTAGATTCTACATGATGAACCAAATAGCGATGAATTGTAGGCTTGAATAATCTAAACTTCGCTGCTCCATTCAACATATCATAGTTCATACGCAACCTTGTTGTCTCATCATATTTTCGATTTGATGCTAAAGAGTATAGATTGTCCATTAACTTTGCACGAAGAGGTAAAGGTAGATAGTGCATGTTGATGCCTAGCCAACCTTTTGGAACTTTCTTAAAAGGAAATACGAGAGGAAATCTATCATAATAAGGTAGTGTTTTCTTGTGCTTTGGTTCGTAGTGATATAGATACATATCACCCACACGAATCTGCGAGCGACCTCTGCTTGGGTCGTTTGATCCAGACCTTACGAGTTTTGCTGGTACATGCGAACCAGACTTTCTAGCAGCGGTACGATACCATTCTCGTGCGTCTTGTGTGCGAGCAGGGATTTGTCCCTTCTTCACACCTCTTAATAAGAGTTCGTCAAATATTGCCGCCAACTTCTTGCCTCTCCTTTTTCGGTTAGAACCATAAAAGTCCAACCCCTATCATCACAATATTCTTGGGCAGCACGCCACTTTGATAAGTTCGTGCCCCATGTTTTTACTTCTTCGAGGTATCTCTTAGACACCTTAGACTTTTTTTGTGGTGGTACTGATTGATTCATTGGTTTAATTTCAACAAGTATCACATCTCTATTTAGTTTTTTTATCCAAAAATCTGGAAAATATCTATGTTTTTTACCATCTATTAAGCTACGATACGGCACAACTATTTCTTCAGATGACCATTGAATGATATCATGTTGACTATCGCACCTTCTCATAAACTTCAATTCCCACAGACTTCTATACACTATTTTCGTATAGTCGCCCTTATATTTAGTAGGATTAGATGGTTTAAATTTTCCCCTATACGCCATAGTATTTTTTTCGTTATAAATAGATTAAATAGCTGTAAACAAGTATTTATAAAGGTTGAATGGATGAGTGTACCTAGATCACCACAAGCAAAAAGATCTTTAAAAAAGAAAGAGAATAGGATTAACCAACTTCAATTTCCATCGCAGTTGAGCGATGTTGGTATGCTTTTAATGTTCAAAAAGTATTCTTATGCAGAGAAGGACACCAATGTATCAACGGCATCAGCTAATATTCTAGATTCCATTTTTCTTTCCCTACCGGACGCTCTTATGGATTCACAAGGTATAAAAGTTTCTGCTACAGAACTTGGATTAGCCGGAGATATGGCTGCTACTGGGGCTAGTGCCTACGCAGGAGGCGGGCTTAGTGCTCTTGTGGATGTTGCATCGGGCCTGGGAGTAGGGGAGGCGACGAGCGCTTTGGCGAGTTACGCCATTAGCGAACTCGGTAAAGAAGTTGCTCCTGCTATAATGCAGGGAGTTGAAGCTGGCGCTGGTGCTAAAAGAAATCCGTTTCAAGCGCTGCTTTTTGACGGTGTTGATTTAAAAACGCATACTTTCAACTGGACATTTGCCCCCACAACTCGCCGTGAGACTAGTACGGTTAAAGAGATTATTAGAACTATAAAATTTCATAGTCTACCTTACTATAAAGATTTTTCAGCAGGAGGTAAAGCATTTTTGTCTTATCCTAGCGTTTGTTTGCCTCGAATTGAAGGTGTTGATACAATTTCATTAAAGCCTTGTATGATTAATAGAGTCGATGTTGATTATGCAGGCGGCGGAGAAGTCGCATTCTTAGAAGGCGGTAATGCAGCAGTAATAAAACTTAGTGTTACGATGCAAGAAATGCAAATGTGGACTAGAGAAGATTATGGTGGAGAATCTGCCACTGAAGAAAACAAGAGTGCACCGCGGCCAGAGCCTGTTGTCAACGCACCGGCGGTGCCATAACAATGTCAAAATATTTTAGATACTATCCACAAACACAATATGCTTTTGCTAATAGCAGTTTTACGATTGAGAAGTCCGTGAAGAACATCTCTCTTAAAACAACTTTGATGGATGGATTATCGCAAGATGACCCATATGCATTTCTTCGTTATACAATATCGGAAGATGAGAAAGCAGAAGACGTTGCAGGTTTCTACTATGATGATCCGTCTATGAGTTGGTTAATATATTTTGCTAACGATATTGTTGATCCATACACTCAGTGGCCGAAGTCGTATGAGAATTTTACTGAGTATTTCAGAAAAAAGTATGCAAGTCAAGCACTTCCTACAGGCACTGATGCTATCGTATGGGGGCAAAATACAACTAGAACTGATAATATCGTTCATTGGAAAAACACCGACGATGAGACCATGTTGATTAGCCCAGATTCATATGTAAGAGCACAGACATTCAATAGTGATTTTGTTGCTGGCGAATGGACTGCTGTTCGTCGTTTTGATTACGAAATAGAAGAGAACGAAACCCTGAGAAATATCATTCTCGTGAACTCTTCTTATACCAGTATTGCAACAGAAAATTTAAGAAGTTTGTTAAATGAGTGAAGAAACTTTTGATGTAGGTTATTGCGACATTCAATTAGCGACACTCAATCGTTATGGAGAACTCAAGAAACCTGCATTTGATATATCATCATATATTGTAGACATATCATTTACTGAGTCGATTGATTCGCCATTACTTTATGGAGAAATGTCTCTAGTCGATTCGTCTGGTCTTATTGATAACTTCCCCATTCTTGGAGAAGAGATATTCACACTAAGATATGTTGATTTTTTTAATAATGAGATAACGCAACAGTTTATAATCTATAGTCTATCGAATGCTGTGGCTAACGAACAACAAAACAGCATGTTTTACAAGTTAAAATTTATATCACCGCAACATTTCATAAGTAATAGTAAAAGGGTTCAAAAAAGTTATGTTGACTTCACTACTAAAGAGATGGCTCAATTAATTTTTGATGAATATATCGTAGATGATACTAACTTTAAGGACTCTGCTAACAAAATTGAAATTCAAGATACGTCGGGCACACAGACTTTAGTTGTTCCTTCCTTACAGCCTATTGCTGCTATAGATTTTGTTTGTCGCAAATCGTTCTCTGCTGAGGATAAGAGTTCGAATTATTACTTCTTTCAAAATAGAGAGAAGTTTAAAATGGTCACTCATGAAGAAATGTTTGTAAAGAATTTACAAACAATACGATATACTCATGATCCAGCTTTGACATCTGATACTCCGGCTAATAGAGCAAGAGCAATGAACAATATCACTTCTTTGTTCATACCAAAAAGATTAAATACTATTAATGAAATGCGTAATGGCGCTATGATTTCTGATGTTGTTGAAATCGATATATTAAATAAACAATACAATCACAATATATTTAAATACCAAGATACCTTTAAAGATTATAAACATCTAGAAAAAGTTGTGAGATTTCCTCATACAGAAAACTTCACCAATGCTTTTTTTGGTGATGAAAATGTTATGAAATCGTTTTTGATATTCACAGATGTTGAAAGAGAACAGCAAAAATATAAAGATATTACTGGTCCTAAAGTTTCCAATAGGTACTATCTAAATTCTATGAGTATGGATATAGAGATATATGGCAGAAACGATTTGTTTGCTGGTGATGTAATTTTAATTGATATTCCTCAATATGAAAATATTGGCGGCGAAGGTGTCAAAGATAAACATAAGAGTCTTTCTGGTCATTGGTTAGTTCAAACTATTATACATTATATAAAGGGTAAAACTTATACCAGTAAACTAACTATCATTAAAGACCTTGTCCCAGGAGATAAGGCTGGAGTTTCAACAGTAGCAAATATGACATCGGAGTTTGAAGAATAATGGCTGAAAATGGTTTTAGAAACATGCTATGGTTTATGGGTGTTGTAGAAGAACGTACAGACC